AGTACAATCCAAAGTAATTGAACCAATTTTGCCCGTAGTAGTGCGATTTAATAATAAATTAATAGCCATTATTCAGTTTCCGGAAAGTTAATTAAAACATTTCTCATTTCTTTTCCTAATTGTTCCTTTACTGCTTTTTCTGCTGCTGATTGAACAAATTTAATTTGCGCTTGAGGCGTACCTTCTGGAATTGTCATTTGAATAGTACTATTTACATTGATTTGATTTTTAGTTCCCAATCCTAACACCCCATTTACACTCGGCACGGAGAACGCTGGAGATAGGGTATTAAATGCACCAGGAGCAGGTAAGGATGCAATTCCTTGGGATAGTCCTTTCCAAGCTTTCCCGGCAAAAGGGGCCACTAAATTTGTGAGCCATTTTACTTTATCCCAAACAAATGTAATAATCGTATCCATAATTGAATAAAATATGTTATAAATTAAATGACAAAATTTATCTACGGTAAAAACAAGTACCTGCCAAATTATAGGTATAAATTTATATAGCATTTGAGCAATAGCAACCATCAATCCGCCAATCAAAATTAATACATTATCAATTAATTTTTGTAAATTTAATGAGGCACTTAAAGCATCACCCGAAAGTAAAGATAAAATAAATCCAACTACGTTTTGAGCAATATTGACTATGGTATTAAAAACTGTTTGAAATGTATCAATTAATGGTTCAAGATAGGATTTAATTTTTGGACCTAATGTTGCCCAAGGTTCTAAAAATTTTCCAACAACCGATTGACCCCCCTGCATATAAGTAATAAAATCTTCAACGGATAAAGCTATTGAGATAATAACCGCTGCAATAGCGGCACCTATAACTAAAAATTTACCAAATGCCATTATATTAGCTAACATAACTGTTTTAGGTACTATTAAAAGTAAACTAAGCTTACTCCACAGTTTTATAAATAATGCCAATCCAACGAGCAATGGACCTAAAGCAGCAGTAAACATTCCCGCCCATAGTAATATCTTTTGTAAAGCAGGATTCATGCCATCTATTGTATGTTCAAGTCTATCAAAAAAATTAATCGCATTTTGAACTAATTTATTCAATTGAAATTGCTTTACAATTATACTACCAATAGCCACTTGAAATCTAAAAATTGCACTTACAAAAGAGGACCATAATCCCACTAATGTCTTGGATTGTCTCTCCATCATTCCCAAACGGTCTTTGGATACAAATTCAAGGGCTTTTTCAGTTATCTCAGCGGTAATTTGTCTTTTTTCAATCATGTCCTGCAATGCTTTTCCAGTCACTCCAGTCACCTTAGAAATTGCATCACGAATAGGTACAAGTGCATTAGTAAACTGCATTATATCCTGACCTTGCAAATAACCTAATGCACGAACTTGTCCAAGGACATAAACAATTGAATTCATTCTATCAGCACTACCCGCAGCAACATTACCTAACATCATCAATTCTTTTGTAATGGTTTCAACAGGTTGTTTTGCTATGAGTAATTTTTGAGACAGGTCCATTACTTGTTGTAAATTAAATGGAGTTTGAGCCTCAAAAGCAAAAAGTTCCTTCATTAATCCTTTTGCTTTTGATGCATCATGCAACATTACCTCAAATGCTGTCTGGAATTGCTCTACTTTTGCTGTAGCTACTACGGATGACCCAGCCAAAGCGGCTAAAGGAAGCGTTATAAAAAGAGTTAATCGTTGACCAATTTTTTCAATACCGTCAGCTGCTGAAATGATATGTCTTTCCGCAGCGGCTAATTCACTTTCGTTAAGTTTGAATCCAATAATATTTACTAATTCTTGAATTATCATAATGCTTTACTTTATAAAAATAAGAGTGAGGATAAATTGAATTGCCCCAATAGCTCCCATAATTAAAGCAATATCTACTTTAGTTTTGGCAATTTTTTCTTTTATTAATTCAATAGCTTCCCATTGCTTATCATCCGTTTTTTCCAATAATAAAATACTCTTACTTAATTCTTTATGATCATAACAATAATTCATTTAGATATTCCTTCCATAGTCATTTCCTGAATTTTATCCATTATATCTAACACGTCATTGGCCCTAATTATATCATCCAATCCCCAGGTAGTCTCCAACTCATCTAATGTTGCGGTTTTTGTCACTACTAACCGCCATATAGGCCATTCCAATAATAACTCTTTATCAACTGATTTTATTATACGGTTTACTTTTTCGGAATTGGGTTTTATTTTTTGACCGCTGGAATAATTATTTTCCCAATACCGTTTTTCCCGAAAAAATCACCGTAATTTACCTCCAAAACAAAAGCCAAAATTTTATACATAAATAATAAATTACCACTAAATTCATTATCAAAAAATTCAATAGTAATTTCCTTCCCATCAACTCTGCTCATTGATAAAAGCTCTAAAGTAAAGTCAGTAAAAGTGTCAGGATCAAGTTTTTGGGTAAATCGTTCAATGACCGGAACTAATATGGATACATCCATATCTTTTAATTTTGTAGTTTTAATAGATTTGACTTGACCAATAAGTTGTGCAAATGATTCACCCAATAAAACAATAATCCTATTTTTTAAATTGAGTGATTTACGACCAGGAAATGAAGTGACAGTAATTTTTTTACTATCAATGGTTTTATCTTCTGTTTTAATCATGACGCACCCTCCAGTGTGTTAAATAAATGAAAAAACTATGAACTATTCCGCATCAGTATTTCCGCCTATAAACATATCAACATCAGCAAGATCAAGCACCCATTCCCGATTTTCAATTTCTTTTCCGAAAGAAACATTGGGTATTTTTTTAATCCATGCATGCGCTGAAACAAACGTAGTTCGTCCGCTCAAATCTTTGACGGCAAAAGGAAAAACACCATTACTACTAAGTTCATCTAAGGTCGCAAAACCTTGAAGAATATCATTCGCTGGAGATGTTTGTGCCAAGGTAATCGTGGCTTGGCCGCTTTTATCACAAGATTTTGAGCGACTTGTATGCCCATCTGCCCCATTTACCTTTGTATAGGCATCTGAAGAACGTTCAACAGACACAAACGTACCATCAGCAAATCCGCTGAGAGGTATACCCCCAGCAAGTACAATTACTTGAGAAGCATCATAGGTTCTTAACATATATTTTCTCCTTTAGAAAGTTTACTTTGTATAATTTAATTTATATAATTTACTTTGTATAATTCCCAATTATAATTTTATACTGTAACTACCCCATTGATGTTTGTAGCGTGAATAGCTCCTGCTAAGAAAGCTACAAAAGTTACATTATTCAAAGTACGGGAAGTTTTATCCGCTGTCGGAACATCCGCTAATTTTGGTATTGTAGTATAATACCCCCCAATTTGAACTTTCAAACTATCATACTCTAAGGGACTAATTCCCCCACGATTTTGACCAATTTTTAGGCGTTTACTTACGATAGATTCAACCCCTCCAATACCAGCACTGGTATAAGGGACTTTACTTAAGGATGCTAAAAAAGCAAAAACATCTGCGGTCATTTCACTATCTAACCAATCAATAAAAACAATTATATCAATGAATTCTCCTTCAGCCACTTTGCCTTCAAGAAACATATTTACCCCACCAATCAGTTCATATACATTACAGTTTTTTGCTTTTGCATTTGTCTCTTGCGTGGAGGTAAGTGGGGAAATAGTTACTCCAGATAATGTTTTAAACATGGCCGTATATGATCCAGGATCAAGCGGAAATATTTTACCTAACAAAGCGGCATCTATATAGGTTGTAGTGGCACTTTGATGGTATATAGATATTGTACGCGCATAGCCCAAATCTTTCACTTGCTTGGGTACTGATCCAGTATCTCCAGCGTAAGTTGCAGTGATAATTTCAGAATCAGCTAAAGCATAAGCAAATATTTTTGTTTCGGTTTCCGCCCAAGCAGCAGCCAAAAGAATATCATTTTCAGCACGCGAAGTAATGATTAAACCATACCAATCATTGTCATAAAGTTTTATAGCATTTAGACAAGTGGTGATTGATTCTGTTGGCGTCACTGAAGACAAGGCCATTGTCATAGTACCCGTAATGCCTGTTAAAGTAATATCAGTTACTGAAAGTAAATAACCAGCATTTGGTACAATAGTAATTGTATGCTCACCATCATTATAAGTGCAAGTATCAACAGCAACATGTGCCGCTATTTGTACGGCTAATGCTCCTAATGTACCAGCTTTTGTTGCGCTATATACTTGAGTGAAAATAGTACCATTAATAGTAACTAAAATTGATCCAGCCGTATACGTTCCGGCGTTATCGGTTATAATTTTATTTGATGTTTGATTACCTAATTTTACGCTGGGAACACGAGGACTTTGACTAAAAGCGGCTTGTATTGCAAGGTATTCTGGGGATAATACCCCTCCAGTTAAAACCAAAGCAGCACTGGCTAAATCAGCAATAGACATTGTTCTGGTTGTAAAATTACAATTTGGACCCAATATCATAATGGTACTGAATCCTGCTCGACTGACGGAAAGTGTTTCACGACTTATCTGCACATTTACAATGTCGGAAAGCATATTTTCTCCTTTGTTAATTTATGTTTCAAGTTTTTTAATAACGGTATATTGATAGTGATTTATAACGCCATTTTGCCAAGGTGATTTTTTCCAAACCTCAAATTCTTCGGTACCAATGATAATAAATATTGGATTTACTTCAGATAACATACCTAAATCAGTATCAGTAAAAATTACAAATGATTTACTATTACGACGACCTTCAGGTAATGCTTGAATTTGATGAGGTGTTAATGGTTGTATACTACATTGGATAGTTATAGGCTCCGGGCGAACACCTTCAACAGCATGACCATGATCAAAAGTAATAAACCCTGGAAGTTGAGCAACTAAAATTGAAGTGCGAAATGACATTATTTTATCTCCACATGTTGTATAGATTGTATCATTTGCGCCGTATCAATTAAAGGCACATCACTCCCTTTTTGAGCTATTGTCATTGGAGCATTTGGGGGTGGTATCCTATTTTTAATAGCCATTTTTGTTTCATTAGTTAAATACTCTCCAATAATTCCCAAAGCTTTTTTTGCAGGAAGTTTACCTAATACAACATTTTTATATTGAGATTGACATATAGATAAAAGATTGGATTTTCGATTATCAAAAGTGCTTCTGACAAAAGAGCGCTGAGGAATATTCCGCTTGGGTGCTCCAAACTCTTGTATAGCACCAATTCTTACCAAATCTAACATGCTTTTTACTTCCCCCGCTTTAATAGTACCCTCTTGGGGTAGCCCCACCTTAGTGCGTGCTCTATGGATGTTATCCAGATTGATTTTAACCTGTTTGTATCCTTTATCTTTTATAACTAATTTATTGTTCATTTTACATCATTCTATTTAACGGTAATATATTAATTGATTTCATTAATGATTTTAGTTGTTTACCATAAAAGGTGCTATCCAAATCATCAAACGTAATATTACCTCGATATGGATTTGCATATGTACGGGATAGTTGTCCTTCCGATTCATGTATTACGGGCCCAGCGGCACCTATACCCTGAGCAATACATGCTAACATATGCAATACTTTTAACCCCACAGCTTCCCCATATCTATTTCCAAAATAGGACAAAGCCAAATCCTGTTCAGCAATAGCTATGAGCCCAGTTACCTGTTCATTGATAACTCTAAGGGGCTCATAAATAGTTATTGTTTGTAAAGCAGTAACGGACATAAAAATTATTTTTTCTCTTCTTTGTCTTCTTTATCCTCAGTCATTGAATCAACTTTTGCAATTTGAACTTTAATGGCATTTTGAATACCTGTGCGCATATCCGTTTCAGCTAATTTGTTCAATTCCTCTTTGTTAAACATTCCTTGAATGATTTTTACGGCATTAGGAAGGGCCATATTATTAATGCTAATTTTCATTGCCTGTTTCATTATTGGTTGTGCCGCTGATACTTTATTAGGCAATTGAATTGTTCCAGCATCACTTAAAATTTGAAACAATCCGGCGTCACAAGCATTCTTGAAACGTTTATCTTGAGATAATGTCAAACTATCTTTTTCGTTTAATTCATTATTTCCCGGAAATAACCTCACATCACCAATATAGGTGACAAACGGTTTGGTATGTTTTACTATCATGATTTCCTCCAGATTAAAAATTATTTGAAAATTATTTTAAAAGTAAAGGGACTTATAAAAAGTCCCTTAAGTAAAGGATTTATTCAAATCCTTTTTATATCCCTTCCACAATGTTAATGGATAGGGGGTAATACACAATCACACCACCACAACGAGCATGACAAGGAGTGATATACTCTAACCCCCGCCGTTCCACTTCTAACTGTTCAAACGGCTGAGGGATTTCTAATGTTAGAGCATCAGGAGAACGTCGATATACAATCATAATATCCGTTGGACCCGTAGCTAATGTTGACGGAATAGGAGATACTGCATCTAATTCGGCAACCCAATCCACTTTTGTAATATAAGGATGAGTATTGAGAAATGCTTGAAGAATAGTTATATCGCTGGTGGATGATCTATACGTATCGGAAATAAGTGCGTGCTGATCAATGGGTAAAAGAAGGGTATCTGGTATCTCAGTCCCTTTTGTTAATGAGATGATGTCAGTGCACGCTTTGTTAAGATCAAGCAAAATTTCATCTGCCGTTTTTGATGCAAAAGTGATATGTCCGTCACGGGTAGTCACAGCACCTTTGGTTACGTTGGCATTATAAATCAATCCAACCAATCCACCATTTTCACCATCAGCCGCACGAGCACTCCAAGCAAGTCGATTCAACTTTTGATCTACTGCACGCCTTGCAGCAGTTGCTTTACGAATGGGTAAATTTTTATTGGCCATTGCACTTGCCCGGATTTCTTGGATATTATATCCAAAAGAATCTCCAATAGATTTTACCGTAGATGTGAACTGTTTTGCCTTCACGTCAGCTCGTGGAAGATCATCCGCATAATTGGCAATAATTTTTGCCATACCTACTTCATCATATTGATCATATGTAATGGATTCTGCACCTGGACCTGCTTCCGTAGAAATAGGGATCAATCCCATGGCCTTAAGTTGTGCATATTTAATATCATATGACTGTGCTTTGATGTGTTCCAATTCTCGCGCAAAGAAAGCACTCTCATTTGCGTCAAGATTGATAAACTGTCTGGGCATATTTGCTCCTTGATTATGTGATATTTTGATAGTTTACTTTTAATAAATTATGTAATTATCTTTACTGAGGAAGATTAATTACAAGTTTTGCCAATACCGTGGTTGAGCCGCTTTCCGCCCATTTAGCTCCAACAACTGCAAGACATTTGCCGCTGTCTGCTGATTTACCAAACATCCCAGGCAATTTAGTTGCTCCATTTGCTTGGATACGTACATAAACAGCATCATCAGAGGTAACTGCCTCTTCAGGATAAAAATAAACTGATCCTTGCTCCATTACACTAACAACACCATTGACATCATATTGACATACTCCTAATGAATCTTGTACCAAATTACCTGGATTTAATGCAATCCCTCTTAATGCTCCAATGACATCAGTACTTGTTGCCGTAATACTGGTAATCGTCATTGTACCCGTACGTAAAGTTAAATCAACTGTAGCTACTATTCCAATATTTCTTGAAAGTAAAGTAATGGTATGAGAACCTGTTGAATGTACTGCACTGTAAATATCCGTTACTCCTGCTTGAATAGCTGCGGCCAATGCTGTCATGGTAGTATCTTTATTAGTACCCCATGCCTGAGTAATAACTGTGCCGTTTACAGTTACGGAAATACTTCCTGCCGTAAATGTACCTGCATCATCTAAAATAACGCAGGAATTTTCAACAGGCAATCGACATTGATTTGGATACCCATACATTTTAAAAACACCACGAGCTAATGGAATGATTACGGCAGCCA